AGTTTGTTAGACGCACAAGAAAAAGGTGAATTGGATTACAGTTTATTATACTTGTGGGATTCAGTTGGTTCAGTTCCTTGTAAGATGACATTTGATGGTAAAGGTGGTAAACAACACAACGCATCTGTATTAGCGGATAAAATCGGTATGGGTATCAATCAACGTATTTCAGGTTCACGTAAATCTGATTCAAAATACGAAAACACATTGGTTATCGTTAACCAACCTTGGGTTGAATTACCTGACAATCCATTTGGTCAACCAAAAATTAAAGCTAAAGGTGGTGAAGCTATTTGGTTAAACTCATCATTAGTATTCTTATTTGGTAATCAAAAAGGTGCAGGAACAAATAAGATTACTGCAACCAAAGATAAGAGAAGTGTTAAGTTTGCAATTAGAACTAAAGTTTCCGTAATGAAAAACCACATCAATGGTTTAGGTTATGAAGACGGTAAGATTATTGTGACACCACACGGATTCTTGGCAGGTAAAGAAGCGTCAGAAGAAAAAGCGTCCATTGAGTCATACAAAAAAGAACACGCTGACTATTGGAAAGAAATTATTGGAACTGACGGTGATTTCACATTGAAAGAAGAAAAAGAGGATTAATATATTGTTTCACCATTTAAATCACAAATGTGATTAAGACACTATTAGTAGACGGTAATAACTTATTTAAAATAGGATTCCACGGAGCCAAAGATGTTTTTAACAACGGAGACCACGTGGGTGGAGTATTTCACTTTGTGAATATACTCCGTAAATTCCTTGAAGAACACAACCATGATAAGGTTGTTGTATTTTGGGATGGTGAATCAAATTCATCTATAAGAAAATCAATTTATCCCCAATACAAAGAGAACAGACGAGAGAGTATGAATGAATACAAGTACGAATCGTATTTGTATCAAAGAGCTCGTGTCAAACAATATCTCGAAGAAATTTTCGTAAGACAAATTGAGGTTGAAGATAATGAGGCGGATGACCTCATTGCTCATTATTGTAAGATATCCAAAGACGAACAGATTATCATTTTTTCTGCGGATAAAGACCTTACACAACTTATCTCCGAGAATGTAACCATCTACTCCCCAATCACAAAACAATACTTTAAAAACGGAGATATGATTTCCATCAACAAGGTGGACATCCCTCACTATAATGTATTGGTGACTAAAGTATTCACAGGAGACAAGTCCGATAACATTGATGGTATTCAAGGACTTGGAGAAAAAACTTTAGTTAAGTTATTCCCACAATTGCAGGAGAAACCATGCACTATCGAAGAAATCTTGGATTATGCACGAAATCTCCCGCAAGAGAAACCTTCCAAAACATTGACAAATCTTTTGACTGGTAAAACTAAATCAACTATATTTGGAGAAGAGTTTTATACAACCAACAAAAAGATAGTCGACCTTACAAACCCTTTAATTACTGCCGATGGAAAAGAATTAGTTGAACAGATTTTAACCGACACTATAGACCCTACAGATAGGGGATATAAGAACTTAATGAGAATGATGATGGAAGATGGTCTCTTTAAGTATCTACCCAAGAACGATGAAGCTTGGGTTAACTTCCTCAAACCCTTTATGAAATTAACAAGAAAAGAAAAAAGAAATACAAACAAAAATTAAATTATGAAAGAGCAAGACAGCACCAAAATGGAATTCTTACTTACGTTGAATGACAACATCGTTGTTCAGAGATTTTTTAATGTTCGTGGGTACAACCCAAAAGCAAAAAATTCTTTGGAGTTATACGAGTTTATTAAACGACTTAAAGATTCCCTTGAGTACAACTTAAAAATGAAAACAGTTGTGTACATGATGGACAACAAAGATGCGATTGTTACAGACCCTGCAATTATGGACACATCGTTTACTGATGGTAAAGAAGAATTTAACCTTTACGTTAAAATTGGGGAGCAGACAATTTGTCATAGAAATTTTGACGGAAAATTGTTCCCACCAAAAGTTCGTTATACGGTTGATGTACGACCATTTTTGAAAGACGTTTTAAAAGAATTAACTGACATTTTTTCAGCTCAAAAATTATCTTTTGATTATTTGGGATTTGACTTAAAGTAAGCTATATTTAATAAAACAGACGGACGAAAAAATACAATATGAACAAGAATTTTGATTACTTAGGGAATACATTCCAAATACAACTTTTAAACCAACTTATCGTGGATAAAGAATTTTCTACATCAATTATGGATGTAATTGAGAGTTCTTATTTTGATAACAAATACTTCAAGATTATCTTGCAAATGACCAAGGAGTACCACGCAAAATACCAATCTACCCCTAACTTCGATACTCTTGAGCAGATTGTAAAATCAGAAATTTCACAAGAATTAGTTGCAAAAATTGTCCTTGACACTATCAAACAAGTAAAAGATGCACCATTTGAAGGAACAATGTTCGTTCAAGAAAAAGCGTTGAAGTTCTGTAAACAACAAGAATTACAGAAGGCGATGGACAAAGCCCAAAAAATCATTACCGAAGGTGACTTTGAATCTTATGACAAAGTTGAAGGTTTGGTACGTGAAGCTCTTCAGGTTGGGGAAAGAGATACAGGAACAACTGATATCTTCTCTAACCTTGACACCGTACTTGATGAGGACTTCCGTCACCCAATTGCGATTGGAATACCAGGTATTGACAGACTACTTAAAGGTGGTTTGGCAAAAGGAGAAATTGGTGTTATCTTAGCACCTACAGGTGTTGGTAAAACAACTATCTTAACAAAGATTGCGAACAATGCGTTTAATCTTGGATACAATGTACTTCAAATCTTTTTTGAGGACAACCCAAAGATTGTACAACGTAAACACTTCACACTTTGGACGGGTATCGAACCAGACAACTTGGTAAAACACAAAGAGGAAGTAATGGCTAAAATCACTGACATCAAAGAAACGATGAAGAACGAGTTAATCTTGAAAAAACTTCCATCGGATTCGATGTCAATGAACCAAATCAAAAACCAAATCAGAAAGATGATTGCTGATGGTACTAAGATTGACTTGGTTCTTTTGGACTATATCGATTGTGTGGTTCCTGAGAGTACAAGTAAAGATGAATGGAAGGCTGAAGGTTCCGTAATGAGAGGTTTCGAGGCAATGTGTCACGAACTATCATTAGTAGGATGGACAGCAACACAGGGTAACAGAAGCTCTATATCTTCTGAGGTTGTTACCACCGACCAGATGGGTGGTTCTATTAAGAAAGCACAAGTTGGACACGTTATCATTTCCGTGGCGAAAACTTTACAACAAAAAGAAATGAACTTAGCAACTATTGCGATTACCAAATCACGTATTGGTAAAGATGGGGTAGTGTTTGAGAACTGTAAGTTCAACAACGAACTACTTGAAATTGATACTGAATCGTCGGTAACATTCTTAGGTTTTGAAGAACAACAAGAGGAAAGAAAAAGAGACAGAGTTAAGGAACTTTTGGAAAAGAGAAAACAAAGAGAAGAACAAAAACAATCGTAAAAAAAAACACAAAAAACAATTATGGAAAAAATATTAATAGAGAACCCTAATAGGTTTGTTATCTTCCCAATCCAGCACAATGATATTTGGGAATACTACAAAATGCACCAAGCGGCATTGTGGACGGCTGAAGAAGTAGATTTAACTAATGACATCAGAGATTGGAATAATCTATCTGAGAACGAACAATATTTTGTTAAAAACATTTTATCGTTCTTCGCGGCTTCTGATGGTATCGTTAATGAAAACTTGGCTGAAAACTTTTATCGTGAGGTACAATACCCTGAAGCAAAATTTTTCTACGGGTTCCAGCTTATGATGGAGAACATCCATAGCTTGATGTATTCACTTCTTATTGACACTTATATCTCAAATGAGGAAGAAAAGAATTTATGTTTCACCGCATTGGACAATCTACCAGCAGTTCAAAAGAAAGCTAAATGGGCTTTGGATTGGATTGAGAAAGCATCGTTCCAAGAAAGATTGGTTGCGTTTGCGGCGGTTGAAGGTATCTTCTTCTCAGGTTCATTCTGTTCAATCTTTTGGTTGAAATCAAGAGGTATCATGCAAGGTTTGTGTAATGCCAATTCTTTAATCTTTAAAGATGAAAACTTACATTGTGATTTTGCAATCCACTTGTTAAACAACCACGTTGAAAACAGACCAAGTGAAAAAAGAATTAGAGAAATTTTATTATCGGCATTAGAAATTGAAAAAGAATTTATCACTGAATCATTACCAGTATCTTTAATTGGTATGAACTCAAACTTAATGAAACAATATCTTGAGTTCGTTGTTGATGGTTTGTTAGTTAAGTTGGGTTGTAAAAAAGAATTCAATGTTGAACAACCATTTAAATTTATGGAACAAATTGCTGTTGAGACAAAAGGAAATTTCTTTGAGTCAAGAACGGTTGAATATCAAAAAGCAAAATTAAATGAAACAATCTCCTTTGAGGAAGATTTCTAACATTAAAACAATATGATGTCATTAAAAATTAAAAAAAGAAACGGTGAGGACGTATCATTTAATCCTCAAAAAATCTATAATCGAGTTAAACGTGCGGCAAAAGGATTGAACGTAAACTCTGATGAAATCTTCATCAAAGTCATTACATCAGTCCCAACTGAAGGACTTATCACAACCAAAGAGTTGGATAAGTTAGTTTACGAAATTGCTGCGGCTTATACTGGTAGTCACCACGACTATTCAAGATTAGCATCGTCAGTTGCAATTTCTGCGTACCACAAAGAAACTAATGATAGTTTTTGTGAGACTATTATGGAGTTACATTCAACTGGTGTAATCAATGACAAGTTAATTGAAATCATGGACTCTTATGGTCATGACAAAATTGATGAGGTTATTAATCATGAGAATGATTATAACTTTGATTACTTTGCTTGGCGTTCATTACAAGAAATGTATTTACTAAAAACACCACAAGGTAAAGTAATAGAAAGACCACAACACATGTACATGAGAGTTGCTCTATGGGTAACAAACTCATTTGAAGAAGCGGTTGAATATTACCATTCATTATCAAATCAACTTATTTCACCAGCGACACCAATAATTATTAATTCAGGAACCAAAGTCCCTCAATTAGCGTCTTGTGTTTTACATTATAATAACTCAGATTCACGTAATGGTTTATTACAAACACTGAATGATATTTCAACTTATTCTTCAGACGCTGCAGGTATTGGTTTATCAATGTCTAACATCAGAAGTAAAGAAAGTCGTATCAATTCATCAGGTGGATTTGCGGGTGGATTGTTGAAGTATTTGAAAATAGTTAACGAGTCGTTAAGATTCTTTAACCAACAAGGAAGACGACCTGGTAGTGCTGCTATCTACATCGAACCATGGCACAAAGATGTTATGGACTTGTTAGATATTAAAAAGAACACAGGTGCGGAAGAATTAAGAGCAAGAGATTTATTCACAGCTCTTTGGATTCCTGACAACTTCATGAGAGCGGTAAAGGAAAGTTCTGATTGGTATTTGTTTTGTCCTAACGACATTATTAAGGCGGGTATAAAACCACTTCAAGAATGTTATGGTGACGAATACGAAGCAAACTACAACCAAGCGGTTGAGTTAGGTCTTGGTAAAAAAGTTAAGGCTCAAGATGTTTGGACTAAGATTATCGAATCACAAGTTGAAACTGGTGTTCCTTACTTATGTTCTAAAGATAATGCTAACAAGAAAACAAACCACCAAAACATTGGGGTGATTAAACAATCAAATCTTTGTAATGAGATTTACCAATACACCGATGAAGAAACTACGGCAATCTGTACACTATCTTCGATGGTATTGAAAAACTTTATTGAGAAAGGTGAGTTTAACTATAACTTACTTTATAGTGAAGTGAGAAAAGTTGTTAGAGCTCTTAACAAAGTTATCGACATAAACAGTTACTCAACTGAAAAAGGTAGAAAGGGTGGATTGGACCAAAGAGCAATTGCGATTGGTACTCAAGGTTTAGCGGACGTATTCTATTTGATGGATTACATCTTTACATCTGAAGATGCTAAGAAATTGAATAAAAACATTTTTGAAACTATCTACTTTGCAGCAATCACTGAAAGTATGGAATTATGTAAAACAATGATACACAAACCATACGCTCACTTTAAAGGTTCACCAATGTCAAAAGGGGTATTCCAATTTGATATGTGGGGGTTAGATTATGAAGGATTAAGTGGTCTTTGGAATTGGGATTCTTTAAAAGAAGAAGTTAAAACTTACGGTGTTTGTAACTCATTATTCACGGCTCAGATGCCTGTGGCATCTTCAGCTAAGATTACAGGTTCATTTGAAATGACAGAACCAGCTCACTCAGCGTTATTTAACAGACGAGTTGTTGGTGGTGAAATTATGATTGTGAACAAGTATTTGATTAATGACTTTGAAAAGATTGGTATTTGGAGTGAGGATTTGAAAAATGAAATCATTTTAAATGAAGGTTCAGTTCAAAACATTAATTTTAATAATCACCTTGATACTGAGGATAAAAACTATACAAAGAAAGTTAAACGTATTGAACACTTGATTAGTAAATACAAAACAATTTGGGAGATTTCACAAAGAGAATTGATTAACATGGCGGCGGACAGAGCACCATTTATCGACCAATCACAATCAATGAATATCTATATGGCTAACCCAACATTGTCTAAGATTACCTCATCACACTTCCATTCATGGGAAAAAGGTTTAAAGACATTATGTTATTATGTTAGAACTAAAGCAATTTCAACAGGGGCTAAACACTTAGCGGTTGATGTATCAAAAATACAACAACCTAAAACCAAAATTGTACAACCAAAAGTTGAGATATACGAACTAACTCAAAAACCTGAAGATAGTCCTTTTGAATGTTTTGGATGTAGTTCCTAATTTGAAAATCCCGATTCATTCGGGATTTTTCATTTTTAATCTATTTAAAGAAAAATAGATAGTATTATATTTATAGTTATGGCAGATGGAATTACTTATGGTATAAATTTTCCCTTTAGGGATTCTAGACGAGGTGACTACTTAGAACTTACTGAATTAGAATCTCAGGAGATTAAGGCCGACTTAATACATTTATTATTAACAAGAAAAGGTTCTCGATATTTCTTACCTCAGTTTGGAACAAGACTTTATGAGTTTCTATTTGAACCATTTGACGGACTTACATTTAATGCCATTGAATCTGACATAAGAGATGCTATTGAAACATTCATGCCAAATTTATTGGTTAATAGTTTAAGTATTACTCCTGCGGACGCCCAAGAAGAAGTTGACATTGCAACAGGTCAAAATCTTTTAGGTACAAGTGAATCATCCGTATACCGATTCCCTGGTAAGGGTACGTCAGAATATACCGCAAAAATAAGATTAGATTATTCGACCAATGGTTCTACATTTGGTCAGAGTGATTTTGTGATTATCAATATTTAATATAAATGGCAAATAATAGAATATCGTACGCAACAAGAGATTATCAGTCAATTAGAACTGAACTCTTAAATTATACTAGAACGTATTACCCTGATTTAATTCAAGACTTTAACGACGCTTCGGTATTTTCTGTTTTCATTGATTTAAATGCAGCAATTGCAGATAACTTACACTATAACATTGATAGAAGTGTTCAAGAGACTGTATTACAATATGCTCAACAAAGGTCATCAATTTATAACATTGCCAGAACCTACGGGTTAAAATTACCAGGTCAAAGACCTTCAGTTGCTTTAGTTGATTTTTCAGTTACAGTTCCAGCATTTGGGGATAAAGAAGATGAAAGATATTTGGGAACACTACAAAGAGGTTCTCAAGTTGTTGGAGCTGGTGTTGTATTTGAAAATGTTTATGACATTGATTTTGCGTCACCGTACAATGCTCAAGGTTTCCCAAATAGAATTAAAATACCAAACTTTAATTCAAATAACGTGTTGGTTAACTACACAATTACAAAAAGAGAAATTGTTGTAAATGGTATCACAAAAGTATTCAAGAGAGTTATTGGAGCAAATGATGTTAAACCATTCTTTGAGTTGTTTTTACCTGAAAAAAATGTGTTAGGTATAACAAGTGTTTTATTAAAGAATGGAACTCAATATACTAACATACCAACTACCGCAGAATTTTTAGGTGTTGAGAATAGGTGGTATGAGGTAGATGCTTTAGCCGAAGATAGAGTCTTTATTGAAGACCCAACAAAAGTATCTGACCAACCTGGTATTAAAGTAGGTAGGTATATTCAAACACAAGATAGGTTTATTACTGAATACACACCTGAAGGGTTTAAAAAAATGACATTTGGTGGTGGTACAAATACTGCTCAAGACCAATTGAATCAGTTCACAACTTTAGGTACTACATTAGAATTGCAGAAATATTCAAACAATTTTTCATTAGGTTCTACATTAACACCTAATTCTACTTTGTTTATACAATATAGAGTTGGTGGTGGATTAGCAACAAACTTAGGTACGAATGTTATTAATCAAATTGGTACAGTTTCATTCTTTGTTAATGGTCCATCTGAAACAACAAACTCTGCAGTAATCAACTCATTACGATGCGTTAACGTAACGGCAGCGGTTGGTGGTGCGGGTATACCATCATTAGAAGAAATTAGAAACTATGTATCGTTTAACTTTGCGGCTCAAAAGAGAGCGGTTACAGTACAGGATTATGAATCAATTATTAGAAACATGCCAGCTCAGTTTGGGGCACCTGCCAAAGTTTCAATTACAGAAAACGACAACAAAATTTTAATTCAAATTTTATCATACGATACATCAGGTAAATTAACAAATATTGTTTCAAATACTTTGAGACAAAATATTGCCAACTACCTATCAAATTATCGTATGATGAATGACTACATATCGATATTCAGTGCTGAGGTTATTGACTTGAGTGTTGATGTTTCAATTGTTTTGGATTCGGCTCAAAACTCAGGACAGGTTATTTCAAGTGTGATTGATAAAGTTTCTGCATACTTTAACC